ATTATCCCTGAGTTTATAGACAAGATTGAGATAATGGGTAAAGAGGGTGATTTTGAGATTACTCAGACTGAGATTATCAACAAGCGAACAGGGTCGAAGATATTGTTCAGGGGTATTAAGACGAATCATGGGACAGCTACTGCGAACTTGAAGTCGATTGCGAATGTGACCACATGGGTATTGGATGAGGCGGAGGAATTGGGGGATGAGGATGTGTTTGACAAGATTGATTTAAGTATAAGGGCGAAGGACAGGCCGAACAGGGTCATATTGGTGATGAATCCTAGTTTCAAGAGTCATTGGATATATAAGCAGTTTGTAAGGGATAAGAGGAATGATACGACATACATTCACACGACATATTTGCGTAATAAGCAGAACTTGAGTGAGTCGTTTGTGAAAGCTGCGGAGAAGTCGAAGATGGAGAACCCTCATCGGTATGCTCACTTGTTCTTGGGGGTATGGTTGGATGACAAGGACGGGTTGCTGTGGAACAGGGAGATTATTAAGAAGGCGAAGTTGGCTGAGGCACCGAACTTGAATAGGATTGTTGTGGCGTTAGACCCTGCGGTGACTGCGAACATGGATAGTGATGAGACGGGGATTATAGTATGTGGTAAGGATAGGGATGGGAATGCATATGTGTTGGAGGACTTGAGTGGGAAGTACTCACCGAATCATTGGAGTAAGATTGCCAATGACGCTGCGTTCAGGTGGAATGCGGATTGTATTGTGGCGGAGAAGAACCAGGGTGGTGACATGGTTGAGGCGGTGTTGAAGAGTCAGGGTGTTGGAACGAGGGTGAAGTTGGTGAGTGCTACGAAGGGGAAGTATGTGAGGGCGGAGCCTGTGTACTCGTTGTATGAGCAGGGGAAGGTGTATCATGTGGGGTCGTTCCCTGCGTTGGAGAATCAGATGGTTGCGTTTGATCCTGAGAGGGGGAAGTCTCCTGATAGGGTTGATGCGTTGGTGTGGGGATTGACTGAGTTGATGGTAAAGAAGAAGGGTGAGGGGTTTGTGCTGATAAGGGGGAAATTATTTAGGTAAAATTTGTACTTTTACAAATAAAATAGAAATAGATGAATCTTCTCAAGGCATTTAGAACTAAGGAGCTAGGCTTACCGCAGGCGTTGCAATGGCAGTATATAAAGGGTGTTTGGATGCCTTACGATGCAAAGGACAGCATATTTATAGATAAGGCGTATAAGAGTATCCCTGTAGTACAGTCTGTAGTTTCTAAGATTGTAGAGAAGAGTGCTGATGCTCCACCGATGATGTATCGCATCAAGGACAAGAGATTTGCTGAGAAGTACTTTGCTAAGAAAAAGTATGTGAAGAGCAAGGAGAACGCTACTGAGTTGGCTAAGTTGCGAGTGAAGGCGTTTGAGTCGATTGAGCAGCATCCGTTCTTGGGGTTGATGGATAATCCGAACCCGACTAGCACAGGCAGACAACTGAGAGAAGAGGTTGCAGGTTATTTGTTGATTACAGGAAATGCGATTGTGTATGCTTCTGTGCCTGGTGTTGGAACTAGAGCAAAGCAGCCTGTAGAGTTGTGGAGTGTGCCGAGTCCGACCGTGAAGCCTGTGATGTCAGGAGAGCGAACACAGCCATTGGCAGGGTATGCGATTACATATAACTTTGAGAATATTATTCCTACAAGTCAGGTAGCTCATTTTAAGTACTTTAATCCTGTTTCTGAGTGGCAGGGATACGAGAGTACGTTTTGGGGGTTGAGTCCATTGAGAAGTAGCGTGAACGTGATTTCTCAGAAGAGATTTGCAGATGTTGCTCAGGGGTCGTTGTTTGCGAACATGGGTCCTAGTGGTATTGTGAGTGGTAACGCTAGACACGCAGATCAGTCCGAGTTGACTGCAGAGCAGGCTGTGGCGATTAACGATTCGTTTAGACAGAATCACATGGGTGCGCATAATGCAGGAGACATTGTTGTGACTCCTTCGGACTTGAAGTGGGTTCAGATAGGCTTGAGTCCTGTGGACATGGGTATCTTGGACTTTAACCAAGACTTGGAGAGACAAATTGCGAATATCTACGGGTATCCGTCTCAGTTGTTGACTCCGCAGGGAACATTGGCGAATAGTGAGACAGGAGATACGAGGGTAGTTACGAACTGCGTATTGCCATTGTTGAGAAAGATGGATGATGTGTGGACCAAGATGGCTAGAGAGTGGTATGGAGATAATACTTTGGTAGTGATGTCAGATACTGATGTATATCCTGAGTTGGAAGGTGATAAGAAGGAGTTGGTACATTGGATGCGTCAGGCGATGGTATTCAGTCAGGATGAGATTAGAGAAGCTCTAGGATATGGAACATTGGTTGACGAGACTCAGGTGTTGGTGCCATCGAACTATATGCCGTTGAGTGATATGAGAGGTGTAGATTTAAACACTGAAATAGACACGCAAGACACGGAAGATGAAGACGAAGATACTAACGAAGAACTTTGATCCTCTGAACGGAAAGATTACTGTGAAGGCACAGCGATTGAGTGATGAATACACTTGCTGGTGCATGGCTCAGGACTACACGTTTGAGTTTGAAGAAGGATTAGGGAAAAAGGAAATAATCGAGCAGACTATAAAGCTGCTATCAATGATGCCATGATAATAACCGAAGAAGAGTTTCTACGAGCTGAAGTCGATGATATGAACCTGACTATGCAGAACGTAGAGTTTGTGAACTTGGCTATTAGTGTAGCCAACTACTGCAATAAGTTTAATCCTGACAATGTAATCGACTACGGATGTGGTACGGGAGTGTATTCTGAGGTAATGCGTCAGCATGGATTTGATGTAATGGCCTTGGATGTGTTTAAGAGTCACAGAGATTACTGCAAGAAGGAATACCCTCAGTTGAAGGTGATTGCTAGACCAAAGGTTGCTGACTTGATGTTGTTTATTGAGGTTGCAGAACACATGACTGATGAGGAGATTGTTAAGGCTGTGGATTTCATTGAGCCACGATTGATACTATTTAGTTCTACACCTCATACTACTGAGTATGATTTAGAGTGGGGCCACATCAACATCAAGCAGGAAGATGAGTGGATTAAGTTTTGGAATACCTTGGGATATAAGGTATTGGAGAAGCCACAAACACCTACAGGATGGACTATAATGATAGAAAAAATCTAATCTATTTCATTTACTACAATGGTAAGCTAGGACATTACCATATATTGAATCTAAGATTTCTACAGGTTTATTGGAATGTATTTGATGGTCAGAAGATTGTCAAGATTGCTGTAGATGGCAACTATTCTATTCAGCCAATAGTAGATTTATTGCCTTTAGGATGTGAGTATCGAGTTGTCCGAAATATTCAGGCTACTGGAGAGGCATACCACTTCTTAGAGTCGTTGGTAGAGATAGATAGAGGCATGACTTTCTATAGTCATTGCAAGGGTGTTACACGACCTAGTTGGCGTGGGTTGGACACATGGATTACTCACCTGTATAGAAAGAACTTAGAGAATGTACCTACGCTTGGCGAGAAGATATTTGCAGGTGTGCTTGGTAAGTTATTGCCTTGTCCTCCTTATGTACCTGAAGAGTTCCACTATAGTGGGTCGTTTTATTGGATGGATACGGATAAGGTAAAGAAGAAGTTAAAGAAGTTTACATTGGACAAGTACCTGACTGAGCGATTCCCTGCGATGATAGCTAAGAAAGAGGAATGTATCTTTGGATATGGCACAACTGATAAGAACTTAAATTTCTACGATGAGAGAACATGGAGGGAATTAAGAAGGTAATCTACAGCGTAGTTCTAGGAGGATATGATGAGTTAAGTCCTGCTCCTAAGTTTAAGGGGTGGGACTTTGTCGTGTTTACAGACGATGCAGAGTTAAGGGCTGATGGATGGACTAAATATCTTGTAGATGGTACTAGCGATACACAGAAGGAGTCTAGGAAGTATAAGCTCTTATCTCATGTGTATCTAAGTGAATACGATTTGGTTTGCTATGTAGATGGAAATGTTCAGCTTACTTCTGAGCCACCGAACTATCCGATATGGTTTAGCCATAGAATGCACACGGGGGTGTATGAGAATGCGATGACGATGACTAGGAATGTAGATGATGTCAAAAGGCAAGTCAGATTCTACATGGAAAGTAGGTTTAATGACAAGGCAGGATTCTACGAGAACAACTTCTTTGTGCGGTCGAATCGAAACGATGTGCAGAATAGCTTGATGGAAAAGACTTGGGAGATAGTACAAGAATATACTAGTTTAGACAAGTTGGCTCTGCCGTTTGCAATGTGGTTAACTCAGAGTAGGATGGAAAATATCAAGCACCAGTCTTTGCAGAGTAGGTTCATCAAGGTAAAGCCACATAAGAAGCAGATAGAGGAAAAGAGGAGTGTTAATGTGCATCACATCACTCCTGGTAGATCAGACAAGAACATTGGAAAGGCAATAAACGAAATAATCGAAAAGCTACCTGAGAACGATTGGATTTGTCTTAGGGACATAGATACGTTGCCGATGTATCATGAGAAGATTTATCAGCAATGTGAGGATATTGCTAGAGCAGGAGAGTTTGACTTGGTGGGTTGCATGACTAATAGACTAGGGTTACACTATCAGCTAGTTGGAGGAAGGAAGAGCAATGATTCTGACATACTGAACCACAGAAAGATTGCTGTTGAGTTGTACAACAAGCATGGCAATGAGGTGATGGCATTGCAGCAAGCGATTGGAGGTTTGTTTATGTTGTTTCCTAAAAGTACTTGGCTAAAGGTTAAGGGTTTCCCTGAAGGAGGAATACAGATAAATGGACATTTCTTTGACTACCACTTCTGCAAGAGCGTGATGCAGCAGAGATTAAGGATTGGTATCGCCAAAGGTATATACTTGTTTCACTACTATAGGTTCGAGCATGGAGAAGATACAAGGAAGGCAATTAGGCATCTTCTATGAGTTTGTTACTTTAATAGTTTTTTTCAATCTTTGTGTATGGAATTAATTAGCATAAAAAACGCTGACAGCTATTCAGACTATCCTGAAGCAGTTAGAAACAATGCCAAAAGAGTTCTGAAGTTTGTTGAGGAGAATGGTTGGGGACCATGCGGAACTGATGTAGGGAAGCAGAGAGCCAATCAACTGGCTAACGGAGAAGCCATTAGCGTTGATACTATCAAAAGAATGTATAGCTATTTAAGTAGGCATGAAGTTGATTTAACTTCTTCTACATCCTACGAGGATGGATGTGGTCTTTTGATGTACGATGCATGGGGAGGAAAGGCTGCACTATCGTGGAGCAGAAGTAAACTAAGAGAATTAGGAGAAATAAAAGAACAGAACGCAAATATGCTAACTAAAGGATTAAATCAAGGCTTTCAAGATGCAGACATGAAGCAAGGTATTGTTTCAGGTTACTTTGCAATGTTCGGAAATAAAGACTTAGATGGTGATGTCATCGAAAAAGGTGCATTCACTAAGACCATTATGGAGCGTGGACCACAGGGCAAGAAACTTATTAAATACTTGCTAGACCATGATTCTAAGAAGTCAGTAGCTCTTATTACTAACCTAGAGGAAGATATGAAGGGTCTAAGATATGAAGCTAAGATTGGTACTCATGCTCTTGGTGTTGACTTCATAAAGATGGTAGAGTCAGGCCTTATTAACCAACATAGCTTTGGATTCTCTGTGCCAAAAGACAAGCAGTACTTTGACCAGAGCAGAAAGGCTAACGTTATTAAAGAAGTAATTATGTTTGAAGGATCAGCAGTACAATTTCTAGGAGCTAATCCTGAGACTACATATATCGACCTAAAATCAGAGTCAGACGCATTCGAGTACCTAGAAAAACTTGAGAAGTTTGTAAGAACTTCAGATGCTACTGATGAGACTTTGGCAAAACTAGAAGAAAGACTTAAATCACTTTATGAGACTATGAAGCCAGCACCTGCTACTTCAGAGGAGGATGAAGCCGAAATAGAAGCACAATTAATTATTGAATCACTTAAATCTACATTTAGAAATCATGGCAGAATTGCAAATTAAGGAAGTTCAGGACTTCCTAGCTGAAGAGCTAACTACTCTAAAGAAAAACTTCTCTACTGAAAGAGAAAAAGATGTTGCAGGATTTGACGCAAAAGTTAAAGACGCAATGGACAAGTTGTCTGCTGATATGCAGGCGAAGCACGCTGACATCCAGAAAGAAATGGATTTGGCTTTGGCTCAGGCTAACGAAAAAGCTGCTCAGAAGGTTGAGCGTAAGAACTTCGGATGGTCTTTGCATGAGACTTTGAAGGCTAACCACTCTGAGATGGTTAAGAATGTAAAGTCTGGTAAGGGTATGGAAATGACTATGAAGGATTTCAACTATTCTGACTTCACAGGATATGAGCCTTTCGTAACTGACTTCCGTGATCCAATCTTGGTGAAGTATGAGTCTTTCCACTATAGAAATATCCTTCCTGGTGGAACTATGGCAGGTGAATTTGTTAAGTATCCAAAGGAGAACGCTACTGTAGGTGGTGCTAACACTTGGGCTTATGGTGATGGTGCTAAACCAGAAATCGAGCCTAAGATGACTACTTACCAGGCAGATGCCGAGTGGATTGCAGGTCTTATCAAGGGAATTCCAATCTCTATGATTGAGGATTTGGCTTGGATGACTTCATTCTTGCAGAACAAAGGTCGTGCTGAATTGTTGAAGAAGGAAGATACCTACATTCAGGGATTGCTTCTTGACGCTGCTAACTCTGAGAACTACAATGGTTCTAAGTCTATCAGCATCGAAATCTTGATTGATGCTGCTTTGCGTCAGTTGAAGAACAACCTTCACACTCCAACTGGAATCGTATTGAGCAACCAAGATTATGTAAACATCTTGTTGGCTAAAGCTGCTGGTTCTGGTGAGTATGACTTCCCTGGTATTGTAACTGTTAATCCTTTGACTGGACAGTTGAACGTAGTAGGTATCCCTGTATTCTCTAACTCTTACCTTTCTCAAGGAACTGGTATCGTTGGTGATTGGAACCAAGCTCAGTTGTTGACTCGTCAGGCACCTCGTATCAGATTCTTCGATCAGAACTCTGACGATGCTGAGAAGAACGTAATCCTAGTTCGTGTTGAAGAGAGAGTTGCTCTTCCTGTGTTCTATGACAACGCCTTCATTAAGGTAACTTTGGCTTCCTAATTAGGAATCAATAGTTTGAATTAAGAGCCTTGGATTTTTCCAAGGCTTTTTTATTATCTTTACATCATGGCAGGCTACGAATATAACGAAGATATGCTTGGCGATATATTGCCAGTATATGACTATCAAGGTGCAACAGGACTACAAGTAACTTTCACTAGTGAGGCTAGTTACGTTGAACCATACAATGTTGAGGAATTTAAGGACTATGCAAGGATTGACTTCGATACCGATGACAACTTGATTGCTTTGTTTCTTAAATCAGCAAGACAGAACATCGAGCAGTATATGCAGAAGTCTCTAGGTATTAGAACCATTAGATTAATTGCGTTGCACTTGCCTAAGAACTACAAGTTGCCTTATGGGCCTATCACTTCTATAACTACGGCAGGTTACACATTATTTGGTGATTTGCTTAAAGAAGGAGGAAAAGATATTGACATTACCTATGTGGCAAATGCTAGTTTGGTGAATGAGGCTATTAAACAAGCCATCTATCGTCAGGCATGCCACTACTACGAGTACAGAGAAGAGTATTCTAAGCCTGATTTGTTGAATGAGGTTAAGTTGCTTGTGAACCCATACAGAAGAATTGTATTCCCATGATGCGAGAGAAAGTTGCATTTAAGCGTTCTGTGCAGACTCAAGACCCTGTTACAGGTCAGTTGATTAACACTGTATCTACTTACTACGAGCCTAAAGGAGCTAGTGTAAGGGAGATTAGTGCTAGTGCTGATACTGTTATACAGAAGCAGGACTTGAGTACATTGATTGAGGTTGTGATAAGATACAATCCTTCTGTTGCCATTATCAATGGAGATCAGATTGAGTGGCGTGGATTTTACTTTACTTCTATGGCTCCTAAGGTTGACCCATTAAGAAGGTATATTACTATCAGAGCGTTCTCTGCAATGGAAACCACTAATAGAAATGGCAGTCCAAGTTAAGGTAAGTGGGGTTAATATTCTTTTACAAGACTTAGATAAATACTCTAAGGAAGTCCAACAAGGAGTTCTTAAAGAAGTTCGTGGATGGGCAGAGAGAACAGAGGCTGATGCTCAGAGAGACGTTCCTGTTAAAACAGGTGATTTAAAAGGAACAATTAGAACAGCTTCTAAAAATAATGGACTTACCTGGATAGTTAAGGCAGGAGGTACACCAAAAGTAAACTATGCTCCTTACATTGAGTTTGGAACAGGAGTAGGTGTTGATAAATCCTTTTTACAGGAATATGGATTAGTAAATTACGCTTTGCAATTTAAAGGAAATCAACCTCCATTTTATCCATTACCAGCTAGGTCTTTTTTATACAAGAACGCACGGACAGAGTTTGAAAAGACTCTAAAGAACATCAAGAAACTATTACAACAAACATGATAAAACTAAAGGATTTAGCACAGATTGGCTTTCTAGCTTTTCTGTGTTTGGCAATCTGCTCAGGGATTGTTGAATTTGCTATTTGGCTCAATAAGCCATTCGCTTACCTATTGTCGATTTCTATTGCTTTTTTAGTAATTTGGGGAGCAGTTGAAATCTACGAGCGTGCTAAATGAATTACTCAGACTCTATATACTTATCTCGACATTCTTACTTTGAGAAGAGATTCGCTCGATTAATACGAAGAGCATTGTCAGATCAGTATAATGAAATGGCTAATTTATTTGCCACAGGACAAGACATCGGAAATGTTGACGACAATGGTCTAAAGATGGTTTATCAAGCCATGTATCAGCTTATTATGGAGGATGAGGGTACATTAACTTGGAACTCTATTGTTGCTCCAATAACTAGCCAAGAGATTTCTACAAAGGACATATTTGATGAGGTTGCAAGTACTTTAAAACCTCAAGAGGTAGGTGAGATGACTTCGTTTTGGAGAAGGCTCATGGATGGCTTCTTGCAGACCTACATTATCTTTAGGATTAACGAAGTGCTTAGCACAGGTATTAAGCGTGTTACAGAGCTTATATCTAAGCAGAGAGGTCTAGGGTTAACCGACACCGAGATAACGTCTCTAATACGCTCTATTGACCTTGAGCTGCGTGCCAACACCATAGCAAGAACCGAGACAACCAATGCGATGAGCAAGGCACAGATATTTGCCTTAGAATCGTCAGGGTTAAATTGGGAGAAGGCATGGAAGGCTATGCGTGATGACAGAACTAGGGATTCACACATCATGACTGACCCCAAGTTCTTTATTCCATTGAAAGACAACTTTATTATTCAGGGTCAGCAACTAGCCTATCCTGGGGATTCAACTCAAGGAGCTTCTATGAATAACACGATTAACTGCCGATGCAGACTTGCGTTTAGACAAGTAGGTGCAAGATTTGGATTTAACATCAATCGCTAAAAAAAACTTATCTTTGACTATGGATTTGTCAAAAGCATTAAAAGCAGGTTACTATCAGGCATTATACCCAGAGATTGGAGTGCCTGTTTACGATGCTTTCTCAATTCCTGAGAATGCTGCTTACCCTTATGTGATTATATCAAATATCACCACAAACGAGATTCAGAACGCTGACTGCAAGAGATTTAACGCTGAGGTTACAGTTGATATTGTGACAGGCTTTACACGACCTACAGGCATGGATCAGGCTCTTGACATTGCAGGAGATATTGACGATATTATCAATCCAATGGACATGGATGACATTAACATTACTGCTTATGGATGGAGAGTAGGAGAAACTAGACTGAACTCTTCTAATAGTGTTCAGTTGCGTACAGGTGAATATTGGATATACCGAAATATTCGTACCTACTTCCACATTGTAGTACCTTTTGATTAATTGAAATTTTCTATTACCTTTGAAATAATAATTGACTACGACTATGGCTAACGAATTATTTAGTAAAGATATTGGTGTCTATGTAGACGTATCCGCTACTGCAACACCATCTTGGAAATTGGCGGTTTGTACTTCTTCTAAGTCGCTCTCCATCTCTGTTGGTGCAACTGAAATCAACAATGACTGTACAGGTGACTTTGTAAGAAACCTTCCTTCTACTGCTTCTTGGACTATGTCCTTTGAAGGTGATGTGAATACTGACCCAGGAGCGTCTGAAGTTTCTGCATCTGACATCTTCGGTTACACCATTGATCGTGCTGAAAAGAAATTTAAGTTTGAGTCCCTTGACGAGACTTATGTAAGATATGGCGAAGGTTTTATCTCCCAATTTGATGAAACTGCAACTGCACCTGAGTATCAAACGTTTTCTGTAACCATTACTGGTTCAGGACCTATCTCTGATGTAGAGCCAACCTAATTTCCTGTTTTCCGTGTTTGTGTTTAATTAAAGCCCCTCATATTGAGGGGTTTTTTAGTTCGTATTAATTACTAAATTTACGGCATGACAGGAATTATAAAACTAAACATCGGAGGTCAGGAACGAACCTTGCGATTTAACAACTTTTCAGCCATTGAATTGGCTAAGATAATTTACAACGGAGAGCAAGCTAATTTTGAAACTGAAGACTTGCTGAACAGAATAATGAAGCTTAATGAGGAGAATCATTATTTGTTGGTTAAAACTTTAATCTACGCTGGACTTATTGGAAACGACTATGTTGTTGGATTTACTAAGACCGCAACCGCAGAGCAGGTAGGTGAATGGATTTCTGAATTAAGCGGTGAAGAAATCTACTCTGTTTGGAATACTTTTTGGTCATCCATGGGTGTTGACCTTCCTGCTATCCAAGAGTTAGAAAAGGACTCTGTTGCCGAAAAAAAAAATTAAGGTGGCTTGACATCTGCCAAGAAATTTTCGGTGAAGTAGGCATACTTCCTAAAAATTTTTATGAAATGACTTTTGCAGAGACAATTCTTACTCTTCGAGGGCATCATACTTTTCAGGCAAGAGAATGGGAGAAGTATAGATTGGTTGCGTACCAAGTTTATACTTCTATCCCTAAGAAAAGTCCTAATAAATCTATTCAGCAGTATTTCCCATTGCCTACGGATTCTACAAGCAGAAAGCTAGATGCAGAACTTGTAAAGGCAAGACGTTCAGCCTTCTTAGATAAGATGGCAAAAAAATAGTATTTTTGAAGTATGAACGAACTTCAGATACGCCTAACTGCCGATATACAAGGATTGCAATCTGCCATAAATAAGGCGAAGCAAACCTTAAAATCATTTGAATCAGAAACTGCAACTGATTCTGAAAAATCCAATGTTGGATTTAGACGCAAGATAGGTCTTATCGAACAGCTTACAGCTAAAGCAAAACAGTTAAAAGTTTCTCTTACTCAGGCTACAAATGAACAAGACATTGCTTCTTTTAATGCTCAATTAGAACAAACTAATATTGAATTAACTAGACTTAATGCTTTAGGAAAAACGTTCTCTGCTCCAGCTGTAAGGTCATTTAATAATTTAAAGCGTTCAGCAGGTGCTGCTACTGGATCAGCTATTGCATTTAATAGAATAATTCAGGATGCTCCTTTTGGAATTATTGGTGTAGGTAACAACATTCAGCAGTTTTCAGAACAATTTGCTGCTCTTGGTGGTAAAGCTACCACAGCAGGTCAAAAACTTTCTGCATTCTTTACAGCATTAATTACTCCTGCTAATCTTGCTATTCTTGCAGTATCAGCGTTGACTGCTGCGTGGCAAGCTTATTCTTTAGGATTGTTTGATTCTGAGGAAGAAACAAGAGATTTAAATAAAGAGCTAGAAGATTTTAAAGAAAACCTTGATGGTATTTCCAAAGCACAATTAGAAGGAGTTCAATCTGCACAAAAAGAAATACAAGCATTTCAGTTATTAAGATTACAAGCAGAAAATGCTAATATTCCATTACAAAAAAGATTATTAGCAGTTAAGAAATTAAAAGAAGAAAATCCTGATTTACTTAAAGGATATACTGATGAAGAAATACTTTTAGGGAAGGTTAGTAAGGCTTATGAAGAATTAACTAAACAAATTACAGCAAAGGCTCTTGCTACAGCTTTTTCATCTCAAACTGCTGAAAATGCTGTTAAAGCAGCAACATTAGAGTTTCGAGAACAAAAAAAATCATTAGATATATTAAAAGAAACTGCTGAACTTAAAAAACAAATTGCTAACAGAGATAGAGCTGAACAAGGAGGTCAATTTGTTGCTGGTCAAAATGTTATTATTTCTTATGAAATATTAAAAACACAAAAGAAAATTAATCAATTAAACGAAGAAAATAAAGAAAGTGAAGAAACAAGAAAGGAATTAACCGAAGAAAATTTATTTCTTAATAAAAAGGTAGCTGAAGAAATTGCTAAAGCAGGTGGTTTAATTGATAATAATAATGATAACTTAGACAAAGGCGGTGAAAAATTAAATAGAGTTTTTGACGATCAAATTTTAATACTTGAAAGATTTGGTGCTGCGTCTGAAGATGCTAAGAAAAAACTAGAAGGATTAGCTAGTATAAATTTAGATTTACTTGCCAAAGAACAAAAGTCTCTTTTTGAACAAATAACAAGATTAAACCAACAGCCAATTAGTTTTGCAAATGCAGCTCAATTAGCCATAGCATCGAAAAGACTTTCTGAAATTGATAAAATAATTGGTTCTATTGCTTCTAAAAGAACAGATACTGAAATAACTGTTGATGAAAGTAAACTTGAAAGATTAGAACTACCTGTAAAACAAGATCTAGGTATAGTAGATAAATTAGAAAAAGAAATAGCTTTTTATGAATCCTTAAAAAAAGTAACTACTGACCCTGATCAATTAGAGAAATATAAATTAAAACTTTCTGAATTAAGAAATGAATTAGCTTTAGTTAATGCAGATCAAGTATCTAAAAATACAGAAATAATTGTTGACGCGTTTAGTTCTTTAGGTGCAGGAATAGCAGCTTCTTTAAATATTGGAGATAGAGCATTAAGAGGATTTGTAACTACTCTGCTTTCTCAGACTCCTAAGATTATTGCAGCACTATCTAAACAAGCTGATGCTAATTTAAATAATTCTAGTAAAAACATTGCGGCTGATAAAGCAGAATCAATATCTAGTGGTATAAAGCAAGGAACTAAATTTGCAGAAGCATTAGGACCTGTTGGTCTTGCATTACTTCCTGTATTAATTGCAGGAGCTGTAGCTGTCATTAGTTCTGCATTTGGTAAAGTTTCAGGAGGAGGATCTGTATCACCAGGAACAGGCTCTACCTTTACAAACCGAAGAGAATTTGGTGGTCCTGTATCTAAGGGCAGAGCATACATTGTAGGTGAGCGTAGACCTGAGTTGTTTGTTCCTAACACCAATGGAATCATTGTTCCTCAGTTGCCTTCTATGGACTACTCAGGGGCTTCAATGTCGGTAGGAGCTATGGCAGTTGATGTAAACATTCGTGGCGTGTCTTATGGTGACGACATCCTGTTCACAGTTCAACAAGCTCAAATAAGAAGAGGGTTGAGATAAAAAAAACCTTGGTCATAAACCAAGGTCTTTACAAACTCAAAACCCAATAAAACTATGTTACTCTTTTCTTAAATCCTGCAATCTTGCGGACTACATCTTTATAAATCTCGTAGTTGATGCAAGTCCTCTCGATTAATTCTTCTGTTATCTCTAGTGCTTTTGACGTAATTTCAGCAATCGTCTTAGCGATTATAGTACTGCTTTCTTTTAGTGTTCGTGTCATAATGACTCAATAATACTAGATTCAAAATTCTAAGTCAAGAGATTCCTTATTTTTTTTCGTATTTTTGAACAATGGCACAATATAGATTTAGCTGGGCAATTTTCAATGGAACAGGAACCATAACTGTAAATGGCAGTCCTACTCAGCAATACTACGAAGAAGGTACTAGCTTAACCATTCTAGGGACTTTTGACTCAGGATTCAGCCTCATTGGTTATGACATTAACAATGGATATCTAACATCAGGAACAAACCCTTGGACATTTACCATGCCATCAAGGGATATTAAGCTAAGAGTTAACCTCACAGGCACATACACTCCTGACGATACTGACTATGAGCTAAAGTACTTCTCAGAAACTGAGGATCAGAGTCTACAACTTATTAGGCTAGAAATTTACGAGTATGGATATGTGGGAGCTGCTACAGAAAAGCGAACAGCAGGTTTTCAATTTCGTTGGGGAAACTTTGGTGCTGATGAGGTTGAGCCTATAGTTAGAAGTTTCTTGAACTTTGGCTTAGTAGGCAATCGTGATGAGTACTTTGAAATCCTTGATGGAGGCTATAGAAAGTGGCAAGTGAAGTTGCTTATCGAAGGTGACTTGTTTTGGGAGGGTTACATCAACAACTCTACTTTAACTATAAACGAAGTAGGCATTCAGGAGGTCATGGAGTTTACTGCTTCGGATGGATTCAACTCTTTTGATTCTAAGAGAGTAAATGAGCAGTACTTTGATGGTTTTTCAAGCAATACATTTGTCGGTGGCTTCTTTGGCGCATTAAATCAAACTTTTCCATTGTTAAGACCTATCAACATGGCTTGTGAGATTTACGAGACTAGACTAGATACAAACGATGGTGTGTTTGAGCAACTGCTGATTCCTGCTAACGCTGTGTTTACAGATGGTGAGATACCTTTGTATCTTTCAAGTAATGGTGTTATTGAGAATACATCAGTATATGTTTCTGAGTTCTTAGAAGCTTTGTTAAAGCCATTTCTTTGCAGAGTATTTTTATGGAAGAATGAGTTCTACATCATTTCTTTGCCTGAGTTAGCCAAGGATAGCTACAGGCTATTTAACTACAATACAGACGCTACTAGAGAGGGTATTAGTACCATAACTCCTGGCATGGATGTTTCCTGTAAGTTTACGGCAGGACAGCGTACAGGTAGACCTGTGTACACAGAGTTTACAGGAATACTAGAGCTAGGTGTATTAGATTACTCATCTCGTGGAGGTATTTATGAGGAGCCATTCTCTGTTGACTCTTGGGAGTATAATCTTTCAGGTAGTGCATACCCAGGTGTTTATCAGCTAAGAATATGGAACTATGTTAGCTCAATTCCTAGCAATAGACCATCTTCATATCCTACAGGAATTAATCCTGCTAGAGTTCAGTATGTTTCTGATTCCATTGGAGAGTATTGCAAGATATGGGGTACTAGCTCTGTTAGTGGTACAGCTGATACTGCGTTGTCATTTATTGAACTTGATACTACAAGAACAGGACAAGCCATTCCGATTGCTCAGGACTTGGCTAACACCTTGAGTTTTCAAATTGAGTTTATCTTTGAGCCTCGAACAAGTGGTGATTTATCAAGACCAAATACCAATGCAGGTGTAATGATAAACATTGGGTCTAGCTACCTAGCATTTGATGGTGTTGATGAGTTTACATGGACAAATACATTTACCATCATGCAGTTCCCTATGGGTTCTTTGTATGCTTGGAATAAGCTTGACATCACAGGAGTAGTCGTACCTGAGGATGGGAATGTGATTATTAGGCTATATGAGGTTATTACAACCAACTCAGCCTCTGTAGACAAGTACACGGTAGGTTATAGAAATATGTCGCTTAAAATCGAGGAAAACGATGCCTTTGCGACAGCAGAAATATCAGAAAAATTCGTTACAGATGAATCGTACTCAAACGTTTACTCCGATGTCAAGTTTAAAATCGGTGATGTCGATACAGAAAACTCAAGTAGTGCTATACGGCTCGACTTGGCTGGATATGGCAATCCAAATTCTCAGGCTTGGTCTAGGGATGGTGTCGAATCAGCACCATTGATTCAGATATTCCTTCAGGAGTTGGCTAACTTAAAAGGTAAGCAGAACCCTAGATTGATATTGACATTGCCTAGAAATGCTGCAAATCCATTGGAGATTAAACCATATCAGAACATCGAATACGATGGGTACTATTGGATGGTAGTTGCAATGGAGGTAGATTTAATGGCGAATAGTTGGAGATTAGAATTAGCAAGATTAGAAGAAATAGGAAGTTAATATGGCAGACGTACCAGGTAAATTCTACAAAGCGACCAAAGTTAGAACAGGTGTATCACCTAGTAGCCCAGGGGCTATTGAGGGAGAAGTATTGCCTCCGTTAAACCCTCCTGGCGGTGGGTTAAACTCTGTAGGCTTAACTATGCCTTCTGCGTTTAATGTAGCTAACTCACCTTTGACTGCTAACGGATCACTAGATGTTACGGGTGCAGGCACTACTGCTCAGTACATCCGAGGCGATGGTAGTTTAGCTTCATTTCCTAGCTTGACAGGGTTTGTTCCTTACACAGGAGCTACTGCAAATGTTGAGCTTGGCGAATATGGTGTTGAGGCTGGCTTTGTTACTTTGGATACTTCGCCAACAAATACGCCAACAGAGCAAGGAACTATTTTCTGGGATGCTGACGATGAAACCGTTGACGTTGTATTAAACGGCTACACGATGAAGATTGGCGAGGATTTGTTTTATCCTGTCAAGAATCAAACTGGAAGCACAATCGCAAAGGGAACGGCGGTAAGGTTTAACGGAACTCTTGGAGCGTCTGGAAGGCTTCTAATCGCTCCATTTATTGCGGATGGTTCGGTGCCGTCAAGCAGATTTATGGGCGTTACGGCTGAGGAGATTTTAAACGGAGAAGACGGCAAGGTTTTATATTTTGGACGTGTTAGAGGCATAAACACGAACGCGTTTAACCAGGGCGATATTCTTTACGCTAGTACAACGGTTGCTGGAGGTTTTCAGACGGCTATTCCTTTACCTCCTAATAACATTGTTCAAATTGCTGCGGTTGTTAATAAGTCAATTAACCAAGGTACAATCTTTGTTAGACCTACTTTAGGAAGCAATATAAATACGGACGAAGGGGTTAAGATTATTAGCGGAACTACGGGCGATTTATTGCAGTTGCAGTCAAATGGGTTGTGGGAGAATAAGACTAAGGCTCAGGTACTTGGTGGAACGTCTGGTCAGTTTGTCAAGGGCGATGGTTCATTGGATTCTACGACTTATCAGAGTACTGCTGACAAGGGACAACCTAACGGATATGCCTCGTTAGATAGTAACGGCAAAGTACCTTTGACGCAGATTAACGATGCGTTAATTGGTAACGTGAATTTCCAAGGTTTGTGGAACGCTTCTACCAATTCGCCTACGTTGGCTAATCCTCCTGCGGCAGGGACTAAAGGATATTACTACATTGTCAGCACAGGCGGTACGTTTGCAGGGATTAGCTTTGAGGTTGGCGATTGGATCATATCCAACGGCTCTGCGTGGGATAAGGTAGACAACACGGATGCGGTAAGTAGTGTATTCGGAAGAACAGGCAACGTAGTGGCTGCCAATGGTGACTACAACACTAGTCAAGTAACTGAGAGTACTAACCTTTACTTTACTCAAGCAAGGGTTAGCGCAAATACTGATGTCGCTGCCAACACGGCTGCACGTCACGCTGCGGTTACGTTAGGTACTGCCAATGGACTTTCTTTGTCTACGCAGCAGCTTAGTTTAGGCTTGGCTAGTGCAGGGGTTACAGGTGCTTTGAGCGGAACGGATTGGAGTACTTTTAATAGTAAGCAGAATGCCCTTAACGGAACAGGATTCGTTAAGATTAGTGGTACTACAATTAGCTATGATAACTCTACTTACTACCTAGCGTCTAACCCTAGTGGCTTTATTTCTGCAAATCAAACCATAACCCTAAGTGGTGATGCAACAGGTAGTGGTGCGACTGCTATCACAGTTACTTTGGCTAATAGCGGAGTAACGGCAGGTACTTACAACAACGTAGCTAC